TTAGGAAGATCGCCGTCGACGGCGTTCGGTGACAAGATCGGTGACAGTCGCCAAATTTCTGGCGGCTGGGCGAGGATGGTCGGATCCGAAGATCCCCGCCTCCATGGCGGCTGCGGCCCGCCGCGTCAGCTCTACCCCGACATCCTGATAGCCGCGAGTGGTCCGAACATCCGCATGCCCCAACACCTCCTGGATGATGGAGATGTCGACGCCGAGTTCGAGCAGGGCGGTTGCTGCCGAGTGCCGCATTACGTGCACCCGGGCATCCGAGACGCCGGCCTCTCGGAGGACGGCCTTCCACTCCGCCCAGTCCAGGCGTGGGTCGATTGGCTGACCGTCGGGACGGCAGAAGACTAGATCGTTTGCTTTCCACCACGTGCCGGCTTCCCGCATCTCCGCTCTTTGTGACTGTTGGTGTTCGCGCAGGAGCTGGGCTACCCCCGGCGGTAGCGCGACAACGCGAGGGTTCGGACGACGCCGCCAGCCTTTCGGGCGGGTAATGACCAGCCCGCCGTCCTGACGTAGTGGGCATGTTGAGGCGTGGTCCTCGCAATCACGTGGGCATGGCGGGGGGCAGCCGCGTTTGCCTCTGTGGCGTTTGCATCCGGCAGGGCATGGCTCGAATCGGTGTAGGCCCCGTGGGTTCTTCGCACGCGGTCGGGCGCCGCAAGCATGTGCGTCGTCACAGCCGTGCCGCCAGGTTAGGCGCTGTAGCTGCCATTGGATCGTGACAACCTCGTTGTCCAGGTCCAAGTCGGGCCAGCGCAGCCCGAGGGTTTCGCCCTGCCTAGGGCCTATCGCTAGTCCGAGAAACCAGCGGGCGCCGTTGCGGCGTTGCCGGGCCACGTCCAGTACAGCTCGCGCGTCCCCGCGTGACAGGGACTCCCGAGCCGAACTGGGCGCTCCAGGTGGGTCCATTAACTTCGCCACGTTCCGGGTGACTCGCCCGCGCCGTAGTGCGATCTCAAGGCCGCGTCGGATCACCGCGTGGGTTTTCAGAACGTGGCCTTCTGAGCTGGGCGGCTTTTTGGAGTACATCGCCTTGTAAAGGCGGTCAAGGTCTTCGGTCTCCAGGGCGTCGACCAGTATCCCGCCGAGATGCGGGAAGATCCAATTGTGACACCGTGACCAGTAGTCGTCGAGACTGCGCCGTGCCAGCGCCTTCGCCCCGTAGGGGGCGATGTCCGTAAGCCAGGTTGTAAACCAATCCTCGACTGTGGGCACTCGCCCGACGCGTGGCTTGCGGCCGGCGTCGACCTCCTTGAGGAGCTTTCGCAGCTTGCTGCGTACAGCGACCTCCGTCTTGCCGGAGCGGTGTCGGCGGTCGAGTGCGCCGTTGGCTTTGTGTCCGACGGTGACCTTGGCGTGGTAGAGCCCATCGGGCCCGAGTGTGACTGGCACCTCCCGCCAGCTAACGACCTCTATGTCAATCACCGCCCTCGTGGCGGCGTCGTGCCAGGTAGCGGATCATTGCGCGGATCTCCTGTTTCTCAGCTTCGGAGACGTGGGGATCGCGTAGTCGACGGGCGACCTCCCGCATGTCGGGCTCTAGGGCCAAGGGCTCCGCTGGCTGGGGTCGTCCCGCCTCCTCTGCCCAGCCGAGTAGCCGGTAGGCGATCTCGACCGGGACATCAAGCCCTTCACAGAAGCTCCGCACCTGGCTTGCACGCGGATCCTTCGTCCAGTCGCCACTGCGCCATCGGTAGATGGTTGCCGAGCTGACGTTCGTAGCCTTGACGATGTCCTCAATCGTCATGCCGCGCTCGCGGGCTTCCTTGAGTACCCGACTGACGAAGTGACCGAACTTTGCAGCTCTGACCTGCACGGACGCTGACATGCGCAGACGGTACTTCCCGTGATCGGGAAGACCTTCTTGCCCACGGAAATATTCTCGGTCTCGACGATGCCTCGGTGTGGTTAGCCGACGCAGGGGTCGACGCGAGATGTGGTTGCCCAGCAGGGCTGAACTGCTCTGCATGGCTTGACCATAGATGACTTCTAGATCAACAGATACTAGCCGAAAGTATGAGTTCTTCCCGGTGTCGGGAATCCCCGAGGGCCGGTAACGTCTCTCTCGTGTTCGAGAGAGAGTTCGTAAAGATTCCCGATGTAGGGAATCGCGAGCGAGACCTGTATCCCGTAAACGAGGTGGCCTACCGGCTGGGGATCACCCCCCGGAAGGTATGGCTGCTCATCAGCGACGGCCGGATCCGTACCAAGCGCCTCGACGGCCGCCGCCTGGTACCCGCTGACGCACTGGCTGAGTTCATCGCGGGACTACCCGACGGTGAGGAATCGAAAGCGAGCGCGGCATGACGCACCCAGGAGGCGGGTCTGGCGGCACTGGTCCCGGTGGCGGTGCGGGCACCGGCCCCGGCCGCGAGATCACAACCTTCGAGTTCGGCGATCTGCCGTTGCGGACGGTCACGGTCGGCACGGAGCCGTGGTTCGTCGCTGTCGACGTGTGTAGGGCGCTGGAGATCGGCAACCCGCGTCAAGCGGTGAGCTACCTCGACGACGACGAGGTGCGGCAGGCACCCGTCACTACTGATGACGGGTCGGATCGGGTGCTCATGACGAACGTTGTCAGCGAGGCCGGGCTGTACTCACTGATCCTCCGTAGTCGTAAGCCGGAGGCGAAGGCATTCAAGCGCTGGGTGACTCACGACGTGTTGCCCGCGATTCGGGCGACGGGCCGGTACGAGTCGGTGCCGGCGGTGCCGCAGTCGTACGCGGATGCGTTGCAGCTTGCCGCGGATCAGGCCCGGCGGCTTGACGCGCAGGCCGCCGAGTTGGCGGTGGCCGCGCCGAAGGCCCAGTCGTGGGACACCCTCGCGTCGGCGGAGGGCGACTGGTCCGTGAGGGACGCCGCCAAGGTGCTGTCGCGCGATCCGGTGATCTCGGTTGGTGAGCGACGCTTGTTCACCCTGCTCGCCGAAAGCGGCTGGACCTACCGCCAGCGCGGGGACGGCCGTTGGCGGCCGTATCAGCGGGCGATCGAATCGGGATGGCTGTCGGAGCTGCCCTCGACGCACTACCACCCGCGTACGGGGGAGCTGGTGCTTGATCCGCCTCAGGTGCGGGTCACCACGAAGGGTCTGCATCTGCTACACCGCCGCCTGGGTGGTGTGCAGCCGTTGCGGACGCATGAGCAGACGGCGCTGATCGCATGACCGCCGATGGATCGTATGCCTGTCCTGATTGCATCGACGGTCTTACCGGGATGCCGTCGATGAGGCGAATCGCGGCCGAGCGTGGCCTGCCGTGGGAGTGGCTGTGGGCCCGCATCCAGGAGGCGGGGGTCATCCGCATTCAAGGACGGCAGTTCATCCGCACCCCGCAGGCCCGGTACCTCCTGGGTCTGCCGTGCCGGGGCTGCCGGCAGCAGTAAGTGAGCCCCCCGCCGCAGGCACGGCGAAGGGCTCGACACCCGCACCAACCAACCATCAAAAGGAGAAGTGCAGATGCAAGACAAGACGGTACCCGAACCCATCGACCGCCCCGGCTGTGCCGCCGCCGCGGCTGGCGTCTACTGCTCGCCGGCCTGCTTCCGCAGCCGCGGGCGGGACTGTGAGCACCCGCTGCCCACGCCGGCAGCAGAGCCGCAGACCACCCCGGAGCCGGACTACTGGCAGGATCTCGCCGCTGACCTGCGGGCGGCGGCTGACCGGATCGGCTCTCTCGCCGGCACGCCGGCCCCCGACATCTACCCGACCTTGTCCGTGCATGTCGGGCTGTACGTGGCGGCCGGGCATGAGGAGCGTCGGCCCATGGTGGACGCAATCGCCGCGGCGCTTGACGCCTCACCCGCTGATGTGATGTCCGGGCCATTCTGGGAGCGCCGTGCGCGCGGGCAGCTCGGTGCGCTGCGCATCACCGCCTCGACCCGGATCCCGGCGCCGGAGGACGCGGAGCTGGTGGCGCTGCGGGCCCGGGTGGCCGAGCTGGAGGCCGAGCGCGCCGGGGGTGCCCGATGACCGGCCTCGACCCCATCGACCCGGTGGACGCGGTGGTGCTGCGGCATCTCGCCTGGGATCTCGACCGCGCCACCGATGACCAGCTCGCCGCGAGGGCCGCCGAGTACGCGACCCTCCCGCCGAGCCCGGTCGGCGACGGGCTGCGGCATCTGGCCGAGTGCGCCCAGGAGCAGCACCGCATCGCTGGGGGTGCCCGATGAGCGCCCCGGAGTGCGACGCCTGTCTACGAAACGCCCTATGGCGGATCCATCCCGCCTGCTCGTGTGTCCTGCGCCCGCGCGGCGGGGAGGATCGGCACTGGTACTACGCCTGCACGCCGCACATCGGCACGGTGACCCGGCTCTTCACTGAAAATCACGAGCGGCACGTGGGCCAGACCGCGTCCGAGGTGGTCATGTCGGAGGTGCCCAAATGAGCGCCTCCAAGTGGCCTCATGGCCGACGCCGCCGATCCGATCACCGTCCCACGGTGAGCTGGGGTTACCGGGCGCGCTGGCGGATCGCCACGCTCATCAACCGGATCCCGGGCCAGTGCTGGGTCGGAATCGCCGATTGGCTTCTCGGTGACACGCGTATCCCGTGGTCGCCCCGGGGGCCGGAGTGCCGCGAGGACATGCAGCGGGTGGGTACCTGCTACTGCGGCAAGCTTCGCCAGCCGGAGGTGCCCAAATGAGCGCCTCCACGTGGCCGGTCATGGCCGACGACGCCGAGATCACGGTCCCGGACCTCGGGTGTGGGCATCTGCCCGGGGAGCCCTGTGACGAGGCGTGCGCCTACTGGCGCGCAGTCGCGGCCGGCGAGTACCCGCCGCCGCCGGAGATGCCGGTGATGCTGCCGCCGCACTGCCCCGGCCTGGTCCCGCTACCGGACCCGGTGCTGCGGGAGGTGGTTTGATGCGCGCACCCCGCGCCGCGTTACTCCTCCTCGAACGGCTTGTCGATCCACCGAAACCACGCCTCGTCCACGTCGACATACAGCAGAAACTCCGCGACCGGACCCGACGGGGCCACCAGCGTCATCGTCTCGGCGATGCGGTCGTATGCCGCCTCCCACGCGTCTATGTCGGCCGCGCTGTCATCCTCCTCGATCACCTTGGTCAGCGCGAACTCCTCGGCGAACAGCGACGCCACCTCGGCGAACCCCGACCCTGCTGCGAAGCTGCCACCCAGCCACGGAAAGTCCACCTCGGTAATCGTGATCTCGCCCAGCAGCTCGTCACCCCGACGCAGCTGCCACACCTCACCGATCCTGCCCATGCGTCCCTCACCGCCCATGACGATCGCAACGCCGCCACTGTGTCACCAGGCACCGACACCCCACGGCAGCGAGTCCCCGCCTCGCCGTCCACGCCAGCGAACGCCATGCCAACGCTGGCGCGAACGAACGTCGGAGACATGTCTACGAGGCGTCTCGCCTGGTCAGAGCCACACATTTTTGATCAAGTGCGGAGAACCTCCGAGCGGGCCGTGCTCGGGTGTGACAACGGGGCGTGTTTCACGTGACCCGCCGCCACCAGCAGACCCACTCCGGCCCCGGGCTGTGCCCCGGCTGCCTAACCGTCCCCGGCCGTGACCACGGTCTTGCCTGCCCGGCCCTGGAGGGTGCCCGGCACGCTGCCGACTCCGTTCCGGAGTCCGTCCGCATTCTCGCTGGCCTGCTTGTCGGGCTGCTCATCGGCGTCGGCCTGTGGGCTGTTGCCGCCGCGATCGTTTGGAGCCTCACATGACCGAGACGACCTACCTGATCTGGTCCAATCATCACTCGGCGTGGTGGGGGCCGGGCGGCTGTGGTTACCGCCTCAACCCTGACGATGGTGGCCGCTACACCCGTGCCGACGCTGAGCGGTGGCTCGACGCTGAGCGGTGGCTCGGCCGTGGCTGCGACTGCTGCCGTCTCCCCGAGCTACTCGTGCCAGCCGAGTGGGTCATCGGCGCGGGTGACCGTGTCATCCAGAGCGCTATCAGCGCGGCGGCACGGGCCGCCGTCGAAGCTGGCACGGTTAACACGCACTACCGGCGGGTGACCCACGCCGACGACATGGTGCGGGAGCTGACCGCCGCCCTGGACGCGGCCGACGCCGAGCGGGCCCGCCTGCAGGACGCGCTGGACACCGCCACGGCCGCCTACCAGCGGCGGACCCGGCAGGTCGGCCAGTGGCGGGACCTGACCCGCGGGCTCGGCGCCGACCTGCGGCAGGCACGGGCCGACCGGGACCAGGCGGTCAGCACCTCCCAGCGGCTGCGGGTGGGTTTGGTGGCCGCGCGGGAACGGCTCGGCGCCGGCCGTGAGGAGGCCGGCCGGTGAGCCTCATTGACGCGATCGTCCTGCCTATGGCCGCGCACTTGTCCCGTCCGGTGCGGGTGACGGGCCGGCATCGGCGCATCCCCGGGGATCTGCCGCGGGCGGTCCGGGTGCGGACGGTCCGCTCTCACCGTTGGCCGCAAGCGAGGCCGCGGTGAGGGCCGGGCGGTGGGCGGATGTCGCCGCTGCCACCCAGGCCGCGATCACTGGCGGGGAGCCGTGTGCTGGCGGGTGCCGGTGGCCGGTGCATCCCGCCGCCACCGTCGGGTCCGATGGCACGCCGCACGTGTTTGACCGGCATCCCGGGTGTGAGCCCGGAATCCGACTGCGACTGATCAAGGGAGACAGCAGGTGACCATCCAACGCATCAACGCTGGTCGCGGACACTGGTACAAGATCGACGGCCGGAAGGCTGACGGGGTTACCACCCTGATCAAGGATGGCTTGCCCAAGCCCGCGCTCGTCTACTGGTCGGCTCGCACGGTCGCCGAGTACGTCGCGGACAACCTCGACCAGATCGCCGGCATGGCCAGCATGGGCCGGACCAGCATCGTGGCCGCGCTGAAGGAAATCCCGTGGACGCAGCGCAACACGGCCGCGGTGAAGGGCACCCGTGTGCACGCCCTGGCCGAGAAGCTGGTCGCCGGTGAGCAGGTCGAGGTGCCCGACGACCTTGCCGGGCACGTCGAGGCGTGCGTGAGGTTCCTCGACGACTGGCAGATTCAGCCGCTGGCAGTCGAGGCCGTCATCGCCCACCGGCGGTGGCGATACGCGGGCACGGCCGACCTGTTCGCCGAGGGTGTCCCACCCGGCCAGGCCACCCCGGTTCGGGCGGTCTTCGACTACAAGACCTCCGCCTCCGGTATCTGGCCCGAAACCGCTCTGCAACTGGCCGCGTACCAGCACGCCGAGGTGTACCTCGACGCCGACGGCCAGGAAAAGCCGGTCGCCGAGCTCGGTGTCACCGGCTCCTACGGGGTGTGGCTCCGCGCCGACGGCTACGACGTGATCCCGCTGGACACCTCCGAGCAGGTGTTCAAAACCTTCCAGCACATCGCCTATGTGGCCCGCCGTGCCCGCGACGCCAAGTCGTGGATCGGTGAGGCCATCCAGCCCAAGGAGTACGCGACCCGATGAGCGAGCTCACCGTCCACCACAACCAGCACAGCGCCGTGGCTACCGGTGAGGCGTTTACCCGCCTCGCTGTGTGGGCCGAATCCGCCCGTGCCGCCCACCAGATGTCACAGAGCCTCGTACACACGTCGTTCGTGCCGCAGCAGTTCCGCGGTAAGCCGGAAGAGGCCACGGCCGCGATCCTCGCAGGCGCAGAAGTCGGCCTGTCCCCGATGGCATCGCTGCGTTCCTTCGACATCATCCAGGGCACCGCCGCGCCCCGCGCTCTCACCTTGCGCGCCATCGTCCAGTCGCAAGGACACGAGATCCGGGTCGTCGAGTCCACCGAAACCCGGGCGGTCGTCGCCGGCCGCCGCCGAGGTGACGACGAATGGCAGCGGTCCCTGTGGACCCTCGACCGGGCGAAACACCTCGGTCTGTCTGGCAAGGACAACTGGAAAAAGCAGCCGGGCGCGATGCTCGTTGCCCGCGCTACGGCGGAGGTGTGCCGGTGGGTCGGCTCTGACGCCATCGCGGGCATCGCCTACGCCGCTGAGGAACTCGCCGACGACATCGCACCCGCCCCCACCGTCGAGACGGCGACACGTCCGGCGAAGCGCACCGCCCAGCGGCGCCCCATCCGCGCTGTCCCACAAGCCCCGGAGCCGTCGCTCGACGAGTCGGCGCCGGAGCCGACCCACCCCCACGACCCAGAGCCGGAGCCGGGGGCGGGGGCGGGGGCGGAGGCCCGGTTGGTTACCGAACCGCAGAAACGGCGCATCTTCGCCCTGCTCAACGAACGCGGCATCACCGACCGGGACAAGCGCCTCGCCGGTATCTCCACGGTCGTCGGCCGCCAGGTCGCCAGCACCAACGAACTCACCACCGACGAGGCCGCCCGCGTCATCGACTCCCTTGAACCCGCCGACGAACCCGCCTTCGACGATCAGGACGTGGCATGAGCAACGACACCATCATCACGATCATCGGCAATCTGACCGATGACCCCGACCTTCGCTTCACCCCTTCCGGGACAGCGGTTGCGAAGTTCCGGGTCGCCTCGACGCCCCGGTTCTTCGACAAGCCGTCCGGCGAGTGGAAAGACGGCGAGGCGCTGTTCCTGTCCTGCAACGTGTGGCGCCAGGCCGCCGAGCACGCCGCCGAGTCACTAACCCGCGGCACCCGCGTGATCGTGTCCGGTCGGCTGCGGCAGCGCTCGTACGAAACCCGCGACGGTGAGAAGCGCACCGTCATCGAGCTGGAGGTCGACGAGATCGGCCCGTCGCTGCGCTACGCAACCGCCAAGGTCACCAAAGCCGGGCGAAGCACCGCCTCGAACGGTAATCCGGCCCCGACGGCCAGCGCATGGCCTGCCGACGACGCGCCACCGTTCTAGCCCACCCCCGCCCCGCCCGGACAGGCCGGCACCGCGCATCGAGCGCGCGACGGGGCACCACAACCCGACACGCACACGATCAATCCCTGGGGGACTGATGAGCAGCACCACCCCGGCCACCGCCGATGTCCTCAACGTCTGTGAGGCCATGCAGGACCCCACACGCCGCACATACAGCCGCGGTGAGGTCGCCTACCTGCTGCATCTGGCCTACCTCGCCGGGCAGACCGCCGCCGTCGACGAGCAGGTGGCGAGGGTCGTCTGCAACTGGGACGACCGGGCACACCTACGGATGACCTACGAGCAGCGTGTCGCCGCCGAGCTGGCCGACATGGACACCGCCGCCCGCGCCCGCGCGGCCCGCGAGGGCCGTCCTTACCGTGTTCATCCGGGCGGGCCGGTGGACTGGGAGACCGGCCATCCGGTCCGGCACCTCGAGGTGGCCGCGTGAGCGTGGATCTGTGGGAGGGCACGGACACGCTGGCGCCGTCCGTGCTGAACCCGTTCGATGCGGGCACACCGGAGCATGAGGCGTGGCAGCGGCAAGAGGACCATGACCGCGCCCAGGTCCGCGCCGCCCGCGACCGGCAGCGCCTGAACGAGGAGGCCGACCGGGAGTACCTACGGCTACGGGCACGCAAACTCGCCTTGCAGCGCCTCAATGACGAGCTGCACCAGGCCGCCGACGACGCGCCCACCAGCTCGTGGGCACCCATAGACCTGTCGGCGATCCTCGACGGCTCGTACGTGCCGGAGGAGCCGTCACTGATGCCCCGCACCGACGGCGGGTGCCTGCTCTACCCCGGCCGGGTGCACACCTTCCAGGGCGAGTCTGAGTCCGGCAAGAGCATGGTCGCTCAGGCCGAGACGGCGCGGATCCTGACCGGCGGGGGCCGCGCCGTCTACATCGATTTCGAGTCCGACGCGTCGGTGGTGGTCGGCCGGATCCTGATGATGGGCGCCGGCCGGGAGCAGGTCGCCTCCGGTCTGCGGTACCTGCGCCCCGGAGTCCGGCCACACGCCACCGGTGAGGACCGTGCCGCGTTCGAGCAGCTACTCGCCGGCCGGTTCGACTTGGCGGTCATCGACGGGGTCACCGAGGCCGCCAGCGTTTTCGGGGTCGCCTCGAAAGACAACGACGAGATCACCGCCTGGAACCGGGCCTTCGCCCGGCCGCTGGCGCAGCAAACCGGCGCGGCGGTCATCCAGGTCGACCACGTCACGAAGGACTCCGAATCACGGGGCCGGTTCGCGATCGGCGCGCAGGCGAAGATGTCGGCCCTCGACGGCGCCGCCTACGTGGTCGAGGTGAAAGAGCCACTCGGGCGGGGGCTGCGCGGCGTGGTGGTGCTGCGGGTGGCCAAGGACCGGCCCGGCGCCGTCCGGCCGACCTGCGGCCAGTTCCGCAAGTCCGACCGCACCCAGGAGGCCGCCCGGGTCGTCGTGGACTCCACATCTGACGGGGTGATCGCGGTGACGGTGGAGCCGCCCACCGCGGACGGGTCGGACGGTCAGGCGGACTTCCGGCCCACCGCCCTGATGGAGCGGGTGTCCCGATTCCTGGAGTCTCAGCCGCCGGGCCTGTCCGAAAACAAGATCACGAGCGGGGTTGAGGGCCGGTCGGTGCAGATCCGTAAGGCGCTCGCCGTGCTCGTGGAGGAGAAGTTCGTGGTCCGGCACCAGGCGGGCCGCGGGTTCGCGCATCAGTTGGTGGCCACCTACCGGCAGGCCGACGACCCGAAGTCCGACAGGTTCTCAGCCGACCGTGGAGGGCCGTTGTGGCACCGGGACGAAGTCGAGCCGCCGAACTGGGGGCCGGAGTGACTTCGTCCTCGTCCCGGTCTAACACCGGGACGAGCGGGACGAGGTCGAAGCCCTCCTCCGCACTTCGTCCGGGACGAGGTCGGACGAGGTCGGACGAGATCAAAAACCCCTCTGTAAAGGACTTGATCGATGGATGATGTCCGTTATGTCTCCGAAAACGCTCTGACCTGCAGCGGATGAGGTCGGGACGAAGTCGCAGACGGCGATCCGGAGCCCGTCGGCCCCCTCGCCGCGGCCCTCCTGGACGACCTCGCCGCCCGCCAAGCCGAAGCCCTCAACCGGCTCCGCCGCCGGAAGGACCAGCCGTGACCCGCCCGCGCGACATCGGCACCCGAGCCGAAACCGCCGTCGTCCGCTACCTGCAATCCCACGGCTGGCCCCACGCCGAACGGCGCAGCCTCCGCGGCGCCGCCGACGCCGGAGATATCACCGGCACCCCCGGCATCTGCTGGGAGGTCAAGGGCGGCGACGCGGCCCGCAACGCCTCCGATCTCACCATCAGCCGCTGGATGTTCGAGCTCGCCACCGAAATGGTCAACGCCCACACCGAGGTCGGCGTCCTGGTCGTGCAACGCGCCGGGATCGGCCCCGCCAACGCCGGCCGCTGGTGGGCCATCATGCCCGCCCACCAGGTCATCGCACTCGCCACAGGCGTCGAGCCGGCACTTTCGATGCACTGGCCCGTGCGGATGCTGCTCGCCGACGCCGCCACCCTCCTGCACGCCGCCGGCTACGGCCAACCCCAACCCACCGCCAACCCCGCCGCCTGAGGAGATGCCATGACCACGCCCGCCCACCGCCTGCCCATCCACGGCGAATGCCGCCACGACCACCACACCATTACCGCCCCTGACGATTGCCACCAGGCGCAGCGTGCGCTCGCCGACGTGTGGGCCGCACTCAACCGAGCCGGCCACAGCGACCCCGACACCACCGCCGCGCAGCTCGTCGACCAGCTCGCCGCGCAGCGCGACCGCGCCCGCTCCGCCCTCGCCGACGCCCAGGAGCTGATCGCCACCCTCGACGACGTGGCCGAGCAGCTCGACCGGGCGCGGGCGCGGTACGCCACCCGCCCCGGTTCCGCTGCCGGCAGCGCGCACGACGACGTGGGAACCTTGATCCGCTACTGCGTCTACCCGGGATGCCGCCGGAGCTATCGCGCAGATGTCGGCCCGTCGGATCGGGGCTGGATGCGTCTGCGTGGCCTTACGGTGCTCTGCCCGGACCACAGCACCGCCGCCGGCAGCGCGCAGGACACCTACAGCGAAACCGACGCGCGGCGGCAACTCAGCGACCACAACACGGGTCCGCTGCCGTGGTGGCGGACCACCCCCAACGCGGTCGGCCTCGGCGCGGCCGACCGGGAGGGCTGAGGCGTGCACTGCGACGTCTGCGGACTGCCTGACCTCCACCACGGCCACGGCGACGGAATCGGCTCCTGCGACTGCCCCCGCAGCCATGGCTGCAGGGATACCCCTTCGGCCCCACGCCTCAATTTCGGGGTAGGCCCGTTAGCTCTTAACAACCTTTATGAATCTGCCCCGTTTCGGAGTCAGGTAAGTGATGCTCTGCATTTCCCTATCGACATACAGATGCCACTGTTTTCTATCGTCGGGAGTTTTGACGGTGAAGTGCCAGTAGGTCCTTTGTCCCCCTCCGCTCCGCGCCTCGGCGGTGACTTCCTGATGGACGCCCCACACAACCTCAACAGTGGCCCCCTCGGCTCTAGAGTCGGCGGATTTCAGCAAAGCAGCTGCCGCCCCTTCATACTTGTCAGCCCTTACCTGATCAGGTTTGTCCTGCTGGAATTCGAGACGTCGCCTTTTCCTGAGAATGTCGTTCGTCTGGTCAATGATCTTTTGCAACTGTTCTTGGGTCACGTCGGCGAAGAATCCGTCACCCGGGACCTCCACCTCGGGGTGCTCTTGCCGGAACGGATCCAACTTCCGATAGTTTCTGTGAAATGCGAGCGGCATTGATCCTCCCACCACGGAGAACATTATGTTTCGAATACTAGCCATCGTACGACTCAAATAAATGTTTGCCGATAGCCGTCAGCGTCATGAATCCGACTGATTTTCATGTATCAAATGCACAGGCGAGCCCTCGTCCATGACCGCCCCACGACCAGAGGGAGCACCGTGACCTCCCCGCACCACCTCCACGCCACCGCCGCCGCCTGGTCCATCCACACCGCCAGACAACACCTGAACGCGCTCGCCACCACCGAGGCCCGGCACCGAGGTGACACCCTCACCGCCGCCGCCCCCATCCTGCGCAGCCCCATCCACGGCACCATCCACCCCATCGGCGGACACGCCGACCCTGTCGCGACGCTGACCGCCGACCGGCCCCCACCGCTTGTGCAGACGTGGGCGCAGCGGACCCGACGCCTCCACGACCGGCTGACCTGGATCGCCGACATGTACCGGCTCCCACCCAGGCGCGACCCGATCCGGCGCATCCTCCACGCCCTACCCGGACTCACCCTGCCGACCCGCGCCCTGGGCTTGCTCGCCTCGCACCTCGCCGACGAGGACGAGCTCGCCCGCGGCTGGATCGACCAGCCGCCCTACCGCACGCGGATACCCGGCGACTGCCCCGGATGCCGGCACCGCAGCCTGGAGGTGACCACCGTCGGGCACGCCGCCGCCCGCACCGTCGTATGCTCCGCCGACTGCCGGCACACCCCCGACTGCCAGTGCCCCGGCGGCGTGGAGGGCGTGCGGCACATCTGGCCTCGAGACACTGCCCTCGGCGTGGTCGGGCGCGACGCTGGACGCGCGGCGTGATCCGTGACCCGCGCACCGGCCGCGAGTGGGGCACCGCCACCCAACTCGCCGCCGCCCTCGGCGACGACGTCACCCCCGCGATGGTCCGCCGCTGGCGTGACCGCGACGGACTCACCACCCGCGCCGGCTACAGCCCGCTGGACGAGGCCGCCCGCATCGAGGCCGCCAAGCGCCTTTCACCACGCGGACGGCCCCGCCGACTTGACCTTGCCGGACGCGCTACGGCATGATTTGTTCACCAACTCCGCATAGGCGGAGTGTGCCCAAAGCCCGGTCGACCACATAGTGGCGCCGGGCTTTCGCGTACCCAGGACCGGGACGCACGAGGGGGTGCGGGCAGGTCGCAGGCTGGGACGGCCTTCCCGCAACCCCACCCACGCGAAGCCCGCCCCTCCCCATCTCTGACCGGGCCTTACCCGGGACGGAGCGACACACCATGACCGCCCGACCTGTCACCCAGGCCGACTACGACCGCGTTCGTGACTTGCACGCCCAGGGTCTGTCTCGCAACGAGATCGGCCGGACGATCGGCCGTTCCGGACGCACCGTCAGTCGCCTCGCTCAGGAGCTGGGTCTGTCCTTCGAGCGGTCCGGCGCGACCGCCAAGGCCACCGAAGCGCGCAAAGCCGACGGCGCTGCCCGCCGCGCACAACTACACGTTGACGCCCTCCAGGCCGCCCAGAAACTCATGGCGCAGATGTTCGCTCCGGCCCTGGTCTACAACTTCGGCGGTCGGGAGAACGACTACAACTCGACCACGTTGGAAGAGCCGCCGTTCGCCGACAAACGCAACATCGCCGCCGCGATCCAGGCCCTCGCGGGCACAGCACTCAAGCTGGCCGAGTACGACAAGGCCGCCGGCAGCGACGACGAAAAGGGCATGCTGTTGGAGCTGCGCGACCAGCTACGCGCCGCCCGCGACCAGGCGAGGTTCACCGATGGTGGTTAACCTGCGCGCCCTGCCCCTGTCCGACAAGCAGATCGACTATGTGGTCGACTCCGACGCGTTCGTGAACCTCGCCGAGGGCGCCGTCCGATCCGGAAAGACCGCCTCCGGGCTGCTGCGCTGGCTGATGCAGGTAGCCGACGCTCCCACCAGCGGCGATCTGGTGGTGTGCGCGAAGACCTACGACACAGCCGTACGGAACATTTTCAACCCGCTACGCGACTCCCGGCTGTTCGGCCCGCTGTCCAAGGCCACCACCTACACCCGGGGAGCACCGACAGCGACAATCCTCGGCCGCACCATCGAGGTCATCACCTTCAACGACGAACGCTCCGAAAACCGGCTCCGCGGCATGACCTGCGCGTCGGCCTACGTTGACGAGTGGTCGCTGATGCCGCAGAGCTTCCACGAACAGCTACTCGCCCGCTGTTCCCTCGACGGCGCCCAACTGTTCGGCAACACGAACCCGGACAACCCGCGGCACTGGCTGAAAGCCAACGGCATCGACGAAGCCCGCCCCGGTGGGCGGCTGCACGGTGACTGGGCGATCTGGCATTTCGGCCTCGATGACAACCCGTTCCTATCCGAGCGGGTCAAAGATCGGTATCGACGGCAGTACACGGGCCTGTGGTACCGGCGGATGATCCTCGGCCAGTGGGTCATGGCCGAGGGCGCGGTCTACGAAGGCTGGGACCCGGACCGGCACGTGGTCAGCGAGCTACCGCACATCACCCGCTGGGTTTCCCTCGGCGTGGACTACGGAGACGTCAACCCGTTCGCCGGACTGCTACTGGGTGTCGGTGACGACGGCCGCCTGTACCTGTGCCGTGAGTGGCGGTGGGACTCGAAGCAGCGGATGCGGCAGCTCACCCAGGCCGAATACTCGGCGCGGCTACGTAGCTGGCTGGACAATATGCGTGTCCAGCCTGAGTGGGTGTGCGTCGACCCGGCCGCCGCCGGCTTCCGCCACCAGCTCTTCCGCGACGGCCTCATGCCGGTAGCCGCCGACAACGACGTACTCGACGGCATCCGACTCATCGCCTCACTGCTCGCCGAGGGCCAGCTTTTCGTGCACGACTCGTGCGAGGGCTGGATCGCCGAAATACCCGGCTATGTGTGGGACGACAAAGCTGCCCTCCTTGGTGAGGACAAGCCGATCAAGGTCGGCGACCACTCGCTGGATGCCGGCCGGTACGCGATCAAAACCCCTGAGGTGCTGTGGCGTCCGCTGCTGCGCTCCGTTCCGCACCTCGCCGCCTGAGCTGACCATTCGGACCTGAGGAGGGCCGCCCCGTGTCGCTGCCCAACCACGATGTCGAATGGCCACCCCGCTACCTCAAGCCAATCCTTAACCAGCTTGAGGAGTGGGACGCTTGGTACTCCGGCGACCCGCAACGCCTGCATACCTACTACGCGGCGAACGTCGCCCGCTGGAGTCCGCGCCCTACCCAGTACGCCGGAGGCGTCGGTGGGTGGCTCGCCCGCCTCTGGTGGGGACGGCCCGCCACGACCGGCGAGCCACCCGACAAGCTGCACATCCCGGTGGCCGCCGACCTGGCCACCACCAGCGCCGATCTGCTGTTCAGTGAGCCGCCGAAGGTTGTCACGGATGACACCGACACGACGGCATGGCTGGAGCAGGTCGGTGACCGGTTTCAAGCCGTGCTGCTGTGCGCCGCGGACGTGCAGGCGGCGCTCGGCGGCGTCTACCTTCGCGTCGTCTGGGACCGCGACGTCTCCGACCGGCCGTGGGTTGCCTCCGTTCACGCCGACGCGGCCGTACCTGAGTGGCGCTATGACCAGCTGCACGCGGTCACGTTCTGGCGAGAGCTGCAAACAGACGGGCAGCAGGTGATGCGGCACCTGGAGCGGCATGAGCCGGGTGGCATCATTCACGGCCTGTACGTCGGCGGGTTGACTAGCCTCGGCCGGCGGGTGCCGCTGACCGAGCATCCGGAAACTGCGGGCCTCGCCGCGCAGGTCACCGTCAACGGCGACACGATCGAGACCGGCACGCAGCGTCTCACCGCTGCCTATGTTCCGAACCAGATGCCGTCACGCAGGTGGAGGGCGACACCGGCGGGCGCCAACCTCGGCCGCTCCGACTACGAGGGTGTCGAGCCGCTGATGGACAAGCTCGACTTCGTGTGGTCGGCGTGGATGCGAGACATTGACCTGGCCAAGGGCCGGCTGATCGTGCCGTCGTACATGCTTCAGTCCCAGGGCCCTGGCGGAGGCGCGACCTTCGACGTTGACCAGCGGCTGTTCACTCCCGTGTATGACCTGCCCGGGCAGAGCGGCTCCGGGGCTGGTATCACGGTCAGCCAGTTCGCGATCCGTGTTGAGGAGCATTCCCGGTCGGCGAACGAGTTGCTGGAGCAGATCCTCCGCGACGCTGGCTACAGCCAGCAGACGTTCGGCATCGCTGGTGAGGCTGCGGCGACCGCTACCGAGATCCAGTCCCGGGAGCGGCGCAGCCTCGTGACCCGGGCGAAGAAGGCCCTCTACTGGCGGCCGGGCCTGTCGTCCATCGTCGCCGCGCAGTTGGAGATCGCCCACACCGTGTTTCGGGTGAAGGTGACACCGCAGCCACCGAAGATCACCTTCGCGGACAGTGTGCAAGAGGATCAACAACGACTCGCGACCACCGCTGACCTACTGCGCCGCGCCGAAGCAGCGTCCACGAAGACGCTGGTGCAGCTGATCAACCCGGACTGGGACGGACCCCAGGTCGAAAAGGAGGTCGCCCGGATCCAGGCCGAGACAGGCCAGCAGGTGCAGGATCCAGGCACGTTCACCGGGAGGTAAGCCATGCCGGAGCGCGCTCACCTCGCCGACCAACTCGCCCGCACTCTCGTCGACCTGTACGCCGAGCTGGAAACCCGGCTCGCCACCGACCTGGCCCGCCGTTTCGCCGCCGGCATGGACCGCCCCGACTGGGCCGACGAGAAACTCGCCGCGATCGGCACCGTGCGCCGCTGGGCGCAGACCCTGCTTGACCGGCTCGATGGGCCCCTCGCCGACCGGGTCGCCCAGGCGGTGATCCTGGCGTGGATGCGAGGCGGCCGAGACGCGCTCGCGGAGCTGGCCCGCGTGCAGGACACCCACCCGGACTGGCTCGCCCGCGCGGGCCTCGCCGACCTGCCGCCAGGGCTGCAAGAGATGGTCAACGCCCGACGGGCAGGCCTCGCCGCCGAGCTGGCCCGCGTCGCCACCCAGATGCCGGGCGCTGCCGCGATCAACCGGCTCGTGCTGTCGCTGGTTAGCACGCTGCGGGGTACGCACCTGCGGATCCTGCGCTGGACCCTCGACGCCTACCGGGACGTCATCGCCCGCGCCGCCGCGCCCGACGTTCTCGCCGGCCTGGCCAGCCGCCGACGCGCCGCTCAAGTCGCCTGGGAGCAGCTACTCTCCCGCGGCATCACTGGGTTCGTGGACCGGGCCGGCCGCCGCTGGCAGCTAGCTTCCTACGTGGAGATGGCTACCCGCTCCACCGTCGCCCAAGCCCTCGTGGAGGGCCATTTGGACCGGCTGGGCGCCGCCGGGCTGGACCTGGTCATGGTCAGCAACTCGCCGCAGGAGTGCGTCAGGTGTCGACCCTGGGAGGGTACGGTGCTCTCCCGGTCCGGGCCGGCCGGGCGACGCACCGAGCACGTCGCCTCGGCCACGGCCAAGGGCACCGTCGCCGTGGAGGTGGCCGGCAGCGTCAACGAGGCCGTCCGAGGCGGTCTGCTGCATCCGAACTGCACGCACCGGCTCACCGCCTACCTACCCGGCGCCACGAGGCCGCCGACGCACACCGCCAACCCGCAAGGCGACCGCGACCGGCAGCGCCTGCGGGAGCTGGAGCGTCGGGTACGCCGCGCCAAACTCCGCGAGGCCGCCGCGATCGACCCGGCCGCCCGCCGCGCCGCCGCGGCGAAAGTCCGCGCCGCCCAAGCCGCGATCCGCGCCCACGTCGACGCGACCGGGCTGATCCGGCAGCGCCCACGCGAGCAGATCGGCGTGGCCCGATAGTCGTCCCCGGACCGTCCGGGGCAGCACCACCCAACCCGAGGAGTCGATCGTGACTCAGCCCGCCCCGCAGCCGCCCGCCGGGCCGCCGCCGCAGCCGACCACCCCGCCCGCGGGGCAGGTCGGCCAGCAGCCGCCGCCCGCCGCGCCGCCCGCGTCGCCGGCACAGCCCCCACCTTCCGCCCCGCAGCCGCAGCCGTACGGCAGCCCGCCGCAGACCCCGCCCCAGCAGCCACCCACGCCGCCGCAAGGCTGGACCCCGCCACCCACCGGCTGGCAGGGCTCGCCCTTCCCGGAATGGCAGCCGCCGCCGGGTCAGCCGCCCGCACCGCCGTACACCCCCGCTCCGACCGGGCAGCCGCCGGCACCGTCGGACCCCGGCCCGCCCCAGCCGCTGTCGCCCCCTCCAGCCGGTCAGCCGGACAACGACGGTGGCGGCTACGACCTGTCCCGGCTGCCCAAGGCCGCCCGAGAGGAGATCGAGCGGCTCCGGAGCCAGATGTCCGAGCGGGACACGCAACTGCGGACCGCGACCGTCTCCCAGCACGCCGGGACCGCCGCCGGGCAGGCAGGGGTCAACCCAGCCGCGCTGCTCGGCTCGACCGCATGGCAGCAGGCCGCCGCCGGCCTGGACCCTGCGGCCCCGGACTACGCGCAGCGTCTTGCCTGGACCATCCAGACGATCGCCGCGCAGAACCCGTGGATGGCCGCCCAGCCCGCCGGCCCGCCCCAGCCGCAGCTGCCGGCCCGCTCTGGCGGCCACTTCGGCGGCGCACCGACCGCTACAACGATGAGCCTCGACGAGCAGATCGCCGAGGCGCAGAAGGCCGGTAACTGGCGCAAGGTCATCAGCTTGCAGAACCAAAAGCTGACGGCCGCCCACCAACAGCAACCGCAGTAGGCCCCGGCCGAGTCCAGGGCTCTCTCGACCTAAGGAGCACACCGTGGCCGGAAGCATCACCGGGCTCGGCACCACCTACGACCTGCCCAACTACACCGGGGTCCTCTACCAGCTCACCCCGAGCGACACCCCATTCTTCTCCGCGATCGGCGGGCTCACCGGTGGCGGGCAGACCGACGCCAACGAGTTCGAATGGCAGACCTACGACCTACGCGCGGCCGGGCAGAACACCGCACTGGAGGGCGCGAATGCCCCAACCGAGGAGAACCGGATCCGCGCCAACGTGTCCAACATCGTGCAGATCCACCACGAGACCGTCGGCGTGTCCTACACCAAACTCGCCGCCGTCCAAGCCAAGGCCGGCGTCAACAACGCGCTAGCCAACCCGGTAACCAACGAGCTCGACTGGCAGGTCGAGCAGATGCTCAAGCAGATGGCGCGGGATATCGAGTACAGCTTCATTCAGGGCACATACGTGAAGCCGGCGGACAACTCGACCGCCCGCAAGACGCGCGGCATCCTTGAAGCGACCACCACCAACGTGGTCGCGGCGGCGGCTGCTGCGCTGACCGAGACGATGGTGCTCGACCTGCTTCAGTCGGTGTGGGAAAACGGCGGCATCCAGGAGTCGGAAACCGCGACCCTGATGTGCAACGCCGTCCAGAAACGAGCCCTGACGACGATCTTCGTCACGAACAAGAACTACCGGGAACAGTCGCGCAACGTCGCCGGAGTCAACGTGCAGACGATCGAGACGGACTTCGGTCGGCTGAACCTGATGCTCAACCGGCACATGCCCGTCGACGCGCTGTCTGCGGTGTCGCTGGAGCAGTGCATGCCCGTCTACCAGGAGATCCCCGGCAAGGGGCACTTCTTCGCTGAGCCGCTGGGCCGCACCGGGGCGAACGACCGCAGCCAGCTCTACGGCGAGGTCGGCCTTAAGTACGGCAACGAGAAGACCCACGGCAAGATCACCGGCCTGGCGACGTCATGATGGCGTTCTGTTGCGACCGGTACCCGCAGCTTCAGGTGTGGACCGAGGCCGGGACGGTGCGCTTCCGTGACGGGCAGGCCAAGGTGTCCGACGAGCAGGCAGAGACGCTGCGCGGCCTGGGAAACGAGTACGGCGTGGTCGAGGTCAGCCCAGCCCAGCCCGACGCGCCGAACGAGCCGCCCGCGGTGTCGGCACTCAAGGCCGAATGGGTCGACTACGCGACCCGCGTACACGGCACCGACCCGGACGAGGCCGAGGCGCTCACCAAGGCCGACCTGATCGACACATACGGGCCAGAGTGAAGAGGCAGCAGCGTGGCGTATGCGACCGAAGCAGAGCTGACGGCTTACCCGGTGACGGTGCCGACCGGCGCGTCCGCCGCGCTGCTACTCACCCGAGCTAGCAGGGATGTCGACCGGGCGCTGCTGTGCGCCGTCTACGACGCGACGGATGCGGAGGTGATCGCTGCCCTGCGGGATGCCACGTGTGAGCAGGTCGCCGGGATGATCGCCGCCGGGGACCTGACCGGCACCGGTGCGACTCCACCGACCGCTACCTTCAACATCGGCAAAATCGGCGTGGTTCGCGGTGGGCAGGGTGCTGGCGGATCCAGCCAGCAGGCATCAAAAGTCAACGGGCTGTGGCCGCAGGCATGGCAAGCACTGAGGGATCCACGCCTCGCCGGCAAGCTGACGTTCCGCGGCCCGCAGACACTCGGGGGGGTGACCGTGGACTGGGCTGAATTCGTTGCTGTCCACGTCCCCATCCCCGCCACGGTCAGGGTGCAGGCGTATGAGGGATCCGGCGCCTACGGTGACGTGTTCGCCGACCCGGCCGATGTCACGCCGTGCGTGGTGGAGCAGTCCCGCCGCCTGGTGCGGGTACAAACCCAGGACGCAGCCGGCACCGAACAGGTCAGCTCCACCACCGTCTACTGCCCACCGGACACTCTCTGTCCACCCGGATCCCGGGTCACCTGGGCTGGGCGGACCTCGCGGGTGCTGGCCCGGTCGGACATCTCCGCGCACGGGCTCCCCCTGCCGGAGCACGTCGAGCTGAACCTGGAGTAGCCGATGGCCGACGATTTCCGGCTGGAATGGGACGGAGCCAGGGTGCTCGCCGCGCTGTCCGACGCGGGGATGGACGGCCTCCTGGTCGCCGGGGAGCACCTGCTCCAGGAGTCCTCCACCCTCGTGCCGCACGAGGAGGGCGACCTGGAGCGATCCGGTGAGGTGTCCAGCGACCCCGGCTCCGGCACCGTCGCCGTGTCCTACGACAGGCCATACGCCGTCCGGCAGCACGAAGACCTCACGCTCAAGCACGACGACGGCCGCCGAGCGAAGTACCTCGAGGGGCCGATGGCGACCGACCGGGACGTGATGCTCGCCCTCATCGCGAGGGCTGCTGGGAAGCCGCTGAAGGGATGAGGGCGCAATGGCACTCGGTGACGGCTGGACCTCCCAACTCCTGACCGGCATCGCCGAGCTACTCCACACCGGTGGTGCCGGAACCTGGCGCACAACCGGCGCCTACCAGGCC